TGAACTATTAAAGTGTCCCCATTCTTAATTGGCCCCTTGTAATTTAATGGTGTCTCTATAACTTCAGCATAGCGGTTCGAGAACTTGTAATCCTCCTCAGAGGTGTTTACAATGAACTCTATACCGGATATTAGCTTTGTGTTGTTATATCGACTTCCATTTACAGGTTTCACTATAAATTGAGTCGGTGATTTCATTAAAAATCTATATTAAATTCGATTGAAGTTGGAATTGTTTGATTAAATTCTTTCCAAAGGACTATCTCGCCCTTCTTGTTTATTATGTATATTTTGATGGAAGAGCTGATATGGTCCCTCTTAATAAGATGAATCTCATTACTATCGCCAAGCACTTTCTGCCCAACGATATAATGGATTGCACCAGATTTATAATCGGGACCTATCGATATCTTCCTTATGTCCATTATGATACTCTATGTATTGTTGCGATTACTGAAGGAATACCTGGAACACTTGGCAATGTTGTATTGCGTTGGATTTCTATGTTTGCTGCTGACGCTCTCCACTTTATCTCTACATATTGACCTGTTGTTAATGGGACAAAATAGTTCCAAGCAGCTACTAATAAATCACCATTATTTGCTAGTGTCAATGTTGTAGCGCTATCGGCTAAATCAACTCCATTTACTGCAAACCATATGTATATCTGAGTAGCACCACCACCTGATGTCTTATGCAGTTGAGCCGAAAACTGTACATTAAAAATGCCTGTTTCAGTTGTTGTTATTCTTGTGGGCCTTCCAAGTGCATCATTGGCAATACTGAATCCGCTTGTAGCTGCAACGTCAGTAGTATTTAGTTTCATTGGAAGATTTTCGTTCCCAGCTGTTGTCTGTGTAGTGGTGTCATAGAATGAGCCATACTTTGGAACTAAATAAGATGCTGTTGACCAAGTTGCAGGAAGTCCTGCTCCCTGACTTGTCAATATCTGACCTGATGTGCCTGTACTAGCATTGGTATAGAGAGCTTTGCTTATCTCTACTCGGCTGTTTGCATCGTCAATTTTGATATAGGTACCGTTAACGGCACTGCCCCAATCCCCAAGAAAATATCTGTTATTGACAAAGTCAACCAAGAATCCTGATGCAGTCCAACCGTTATTACCTATTGAAAAATAGTCTTGAGCGCCAGGGAAACATGAGATGCCTACCATCTCAGCGTCATCTGTTGTTATCCGTAATGATGTTGCTGTTAGTCTATTGCTACCTAAGTCAACATTACCGGTTGCTCCAGTGTATGGGACAAGGCCTGATATTATTGCCGTTGTCAAATAGGTATTGTTATCTACTGAACCATCAGCTTTTAAAAACTCAGTTGCAAGGCCTCCTGACTTTATTATTGTTGTAGCAATTAAATCATTGCCACCAAGGTCAAGATTATTTGTCGCTCCTACATAAGGAACATATGATGCTAATGATGACGCAAGGGCATAGGTATTACTATCTATTGACCCATCTGCTTTTAGAAACTGCGATGAAGTTCCTCCTGCTTTTATAATAGAATTTGCCGTGATGTCATTAGCTCCTAAGTCAACATTGTATAAGGCTCCTGTATAAGGTACATATGCTGTTGACCCAGGAAGTGACAATAAACTTCCTATGGTAAAATTCTTAGTGCTGTTCATGTCATTGACATCAGTGCCAATGAGCATATCACCAAGATCCGGTGCTGTAGTAGCGTATGTACTTATCTTTGCCATTTTATTGTTTTTGTGTTACTTCTCCTGTTTGTAAATTTATTACTGAGTCTTGACCGTATTTTATTATCAGCATTTTCTCGTACTCAAAAAACTCTTGACGCATTGCGTTGATCTGATTCAGGATGCCATGCTTGTTTAGTTCTAATTCTCCGAGTGCCATTTTCGCTTTTGAAAATTCGGCATTCATGCCTTGGATTTTTTCTAGTTCTTCTTTTGAAACGTAATTCATAATTGATTAGATTTAATTTAAGTAGCAAATATAAATATTTAATTTGAATTTCTTTTAATCGAGCTGCCAAAGTAATATCCAAATATTGAAATTACAATACCCTCAGTGATACCGATTAGGTGAATCCATACCTCTTTGTTTGGTTCCGGTATTGATAGATACACTATTGCATAAATCATAAAACAGAATGCAGCTAAACCAACTAGCCCTGTAATATAGAACAAAAGATCAAATTTTTGTAATTTTGCTATCTCTACTTCTCTGCCTCTTGCTGATTCTCTATCCTTGAGCATTATCTGCTCCATTTCGAAGAGATCTTTTGTTACGATTTCTTTGTCCTCCTTGCTTAAATCGTCAGATAGGTTTATTATGTTTTTTACAATACCTAAAGTTCCATTTGTTGGAAGAACATCACCTATGGTTTGAAGGATTTTAGGGGCTTTTTCGGCTAAGAACTTACCAACTTTTGTGTCTTTGAATTTTTTTCTCATAGTTCTATTAGTGTAAAGTTAATCAATTGGTTAGGCTGAAAGATTTTGATAGATTCAAACCATTGTTTGTCCGGAACTACCAAGCAGCCTGCTGACCATCCATCTACATTTGCCAACCATCCACCACGATGGAAGTTGATGCCGTACCAACCTTTAGTCTTAACCGCCTTGTCGAGCTTTCTGTCTTTATTGGCATCCCTCCAAATTTCTATTGCACCTGCCTGGAAGAAATACGGAGCATTCAACCAAAGGCTTTTCCAATTGCCCGACGTGACAAACTTATGTGAACCGATCACTTGCTGCTCGCAGGCAACAGCACTACCTGTAATGCCGCCAACCGTAAGCGGATTGAAAACGATGTAATCTCCTGGAGTGGTTGAGCAGGTCATAATCATGTCAGCTATCCTGTTATTGAACCTGATGCAGTAGTCCGCAAACTTGTTATCGAAGCTTTGGTCTGTGCGAATCCACACAAGGTCGTTAACAGGTTTCACCCATCCTCTTATGTTCATCTCCGCATCAATCCATTGCTTTGCTCCTCCGAGTGTCAATGGGCCAACTATGCCATCAATGGCTCCTGAGTAAAAACCTCTGTCTTTAAGTATCTGTTGGAATCCTTTCATTTGTCTAATCTTTCAACAAGGTTAAGAAGTTTTTTCATCATTGCTGTATTATTCTCAATGACATTGTTGTTACTGTTTACAGTATCAATAAGTCTTGCACGATCTTCGGTCATATATTGATCATGTCGTTTTTCTAACTCTTGTATTCTTAGTTCGTTTTTCTTATGCCAAGCAAAGAACTGTTTTCCCATAAAAATTATAACGCCAATCATCAGTATGGCGAATAGTCCTAAGATTCCGTAATTTGTCAGATAGCTTATCTCTTGGGGTACTTGTAAAAACATGGGTTTAGTGTTTGTATTCAACTATTGGTAAAAATTTTACCCACCAACAGTCTATATTTTTGTTTTCAAATATTTGGTGTAACGGTATAATCCAGTTTTCTTCTGCATCCAATACAGGGGTAAATGGTTTATATTCATCATAAAATTTATCAGACAAATATAATCTTTCTTCTTCATCTAACAAACCGCCTAACATAGTTTTTAATTTTTAGTCTATTGGTGGGAATGGTGGCGATGGTTTAGGTTTATATTCTATCAAAGGTAAATCTTTGACCCATTGAAATTCAGGATTAACGCAAAATTCCATTTCCTCAACTGAAATTATCCAGTTTTCTGACAGGTCAGTTATGGGATTAAAAAAACTATCCTCATCGTATAGCTGACCGACAAGCTCATTTTTTTGCGATTCTGTTAAAAGTCCTACTTGTGTCATGGATTGTTCCTCCCTAAAGTTGTGTTATATGCTTGTACGGCTGTGTACAAATTACCAGCGTCGGTATCTGTAAGTCCATCACCGATGGAAGCAAAAGCGCATTGACGTTTACCGTATAATCCTGGGTCTGGCGAACCATTAATATTCATATTTGCTAAAAACATATTTAAACTTGGTCTTATACCTGCTGTATTTGTTCCTGTTGCTACCTTAGTGCTATTTCTCCAACCGTTATTTACATTTAAAGCATTACGATTAGAAATATAAAAAGCTGCTCCATTTGTATCAGTAGGAGTAATATAATTAACTGTTTCGTTTGCAGCAAATAAAGTTGTATTTGGTGCAGTACCTCTTTGTATTGCTAAAGCTGTAAAAGTTGTACCATTATAAACAGACATATCCTGAGAAGTAAATGCTCCAGTTGTTCTCGAATAATACGAAATATGAACACTTGTATTCACAGAATAATTTGTTGACATATTACATTTTGTATCAGCATAACCATTTGTTCCATTTGGCAGCGCACCTGTACTGCTATGAGTCCAACCACCATTAAACACCAACCTAAAAGCAGCATCCAAATCACGTGGGTCTTTTAAATTCCATTTATGCAAGGCAGCAGTACCGCCTATTATTGGATAAATAGCTTTCATTTTTGTCCAAATGCTTGCGGCTTTCAAATCTAAAACAAGCTGATTAACAGCGTTCAAATTTGTAGCACCTGTAAGCCCTGAAGCTGTGATGAACGCCTGTGCATCGGCATCAAATACTGTCAATGAGTTGCTTGTTGCTTCCGCTTGCCCGACTACATTTGTTCCAGTTACAGCGCAGGTTATTGCGAATGTTGCATCAGCTTGAACAAGGGTATATGTTGATGAGGTAGCACTTACTATATTGCTCCCATTTCTCTTCCACTGATAGGTATATGTCGGAGTAGGATTACCGGTCCAAGTGCCTGTAGTACTTGACAGTGTCTGTCCTACTGTAGGAGTGCCACTTATTACAGGAGCTACTGTATTAACAGGAGCAACACCGGTCCCTGTTATTGAATTACTGGTAGCGCTTGCAGATCCGAATGCATTTGTTGCTGTTACTACGCAGGTTATTGCTACATTATAATCAGCTACTACAAGGACATAGGTTGAATTAGTTTCTCCTACGATGTCAACACCTGCTCTTTTCCATTGGTAGCTATATGTTATTGTAGGTGTTCCTGTCCATGTGCCGGTGGTACTGGATAGGGTAGAGCCAATTGCACTGCTGCCAGAGATGACAGGAGCTACTGTATTAAGTGGAGGCGCACCGCCTCCACC